ATTACAATCCAATGCTCTACCAACTGAGCTATCGCACGGGTGATGCCGACAGGATTTGAACCTGCGCCCTTTCGGACCAGAGCCTTAATCTGGCGCCTTAGACCACTCGGCCACGGCATCGTTACCAGCTACTGCTAGGATTTGAACCTAGGTGATTGGATTCAAAGTCCAAGATACTAACCACTGTATGACAGTAGCACACCGAAAATATAATGTATGTATTCTTTAAGTATGAAGTACGATAAGAAAGTTAAAATAGTTTTATTAACTATTCTAATATTCATATTATTTGCACTCGCGTGTAAAAATATAAAAACCCAGGAGGATAAACCAATAACAGAAGAAACCGTTTGGACGTATTGGCACTCGTCTTACCAACCAAAAATCGTAAAACGGTGTATAAAAAACTGGAAAACGGTAGGTTCGTGTACAGATGTACGAGTTCTAAACAGGAACACGGTTTTAAAATGGATACCCGAAGAAACAATGGCTAAGTTTTCATCTATAACAAATAACGAAGCAAACAAATCTGATTTAATTCGTCTATACTTACTTCATAGGTACGGTGGTATCTGGATAGATGCCTCTGTCTTTGCAAATAGAAAATTAAGTTCATGGGTACCAAAAGGTGACGCCGTATTTTGTTTCAAGGCAGATAGGTTCTCGAAAAAGAATGTAACGTGTTTAGAAAACTTTTTTATAAAGGCAAAACCGGGTGATAAACTCATAAAAGATTGGTTAAATATGTGTATAAACGATTTTTCAGATGAAAATTACAAAACGAAAAACAAAGAATTTCGTAATATAATAGGTAAAAATGGTGATTACCTCGTACCATACGTATCAAGTATGAAACTCGTTTTAAATAATTATGAGAATTTAGTTACTGAAAGTGCAGAAAAAGGTCCGTATAAAGATACAGTACAAAATGGATGGGACCCTATTAAAATATGTCAAAATATAACGTACACCGAAAATTTAGTTAAATTATACAACCAAACGAGAAAACAATGTAGCCCTGATATTGTTCCTGTAACGGCACCGAGCGAAGATTATTTACCAAATAATGTATATAACCGATTCAAAAATAGGTTTAAAATGATAAAACACGAAAACCATAATTTGGATGTCGATATGGTATATTGTATATCTATGCCCCAAAGGAAAAAATACATAACACGAATGCTCGAACAATTACAGACCCCTTATAAAATGTTCGATGCAATAAAACCTTCAGATCTATCTGTGCAAGACTATACACGTTTAAGTCAGACGTATTCACCGACTAATATATATTTATACAGACAATGGACAAAATTACCTGTAGCTTTATCGTTTTTTATGTGTTATTACGATGCGTATTTGAATGGATACGAAACAGTCATGTTTTTAGAAGATGATATAAAATACATGGTAAGTTTAGATAAAATTTACGCCGCGGTAAAAGATTTCAAATCGACTGATTGTGAAGTTTTATTTTTAGGGTATTGTTGGGCAAATTGTGGTATGACATACCCAAATATAACAGAACATTTGTATAGGGCACCTATAGATACACAAATGTTATGCAATCACGCACTTGTTATGAAAGAAAGTTTCATTAAAAGGTTTATGGAAAGAGATGAAGTTACTTTTTGGAGACATAGAAACGATCACACGCTTTCGGATTACATACAATATAATAAAATAAACAAGTGTGTAACATCACCCGCTTATATATCACAAAATCGATCCGAACTTGGTAGTAATAATAAAAACAATACACAAGATCCAACTACGTGTAATTTACACAAAAGAATTTAACTCCACGGTATGTCCTGTGGACGAAAACGACACCCATTTTTTAAAAAGTCAACAAACTGTTTAAATTCTGGCTCGGGATTTTTCATGTGTACCATTGAATCGAGAATAGTTCCTACAAACATGTTATATTTAGGGTGTGGTCCATTATGTGTTAATCTATTTTTACGAAGATTACCGATTTCGCGCGGCATCATGATTATGTTATCACTCGCTTGTATATCATATTTAAATTTATCAAATAACGGGTGGTGTCTAAATTGTACAGGTATAACGTGATGGTCTTCAACGTTACGAATATTAAAACGAAGTTTGAAGTTTCGGCGTAACAGTGACCCGTATCTCATACTATAGTCGGGGAATAGATTTAAACCCACGCGCATCATCGAGTCTTCGAGTTCGTCAACTTCATCCCATGCGTTGAAACACTCGTCAGAAGATGCATTTGCACATATTTCTTTCGCTTCGTCTATAGCTTCCACAAACCTATATTGAAGACGTGGATTCTCGACCACTTCAGGTGTTATATCTATTTTTTTAGAGTATGTACTTTCTAAAACATTTTTACGTATTTGATGTCTTTTATTTTCTGGAGACGGTGGAGTATTGTATAACGATATAATTCTATTCATTTACTTTTTAACGCGCTAAATCTTTAACACGTTAGAAAGTAGGTAATGTATGATCCTAGCGGGGGTCGAACCCGCGACCTCGGCGTTGCGTATGTGACGATAAAGCCACTTAGGTATACCTAGTAATGTATAAGCACCGCGCTCTAACCAATTGAGCTATAGGATCATATCTATACATCGACCATAAACTTTAAGCCAAATACAACCTTTACTAACCGTAAAACGTACTCTTTGTATTCAATCATTTGTACTATTCTATTACTTCTTACCTTTATGTTGGTTTGAAACTGGAAACGAAGTTAACTCACATTGCGAAACGTCCGTACTCATTTTCCTACCCATCTCTAAGTCTGGTGTATTTGGTCTCGATTTAGCTAACCATTTAACAATTTTACGTTTATTATATTCACTATCTGTACCTCCACTTAAATTCGTACCTATCACGTTCAAACCGTTACATACATCGGGTTTATTTTCTTTGTCTGGAAATGCAATATTAAACGCGTCTATGGCATTTGGAGGAATATCTGGTGAGTCATCTAAAAGGCGATCATATTCTTGTCGACACTTAGACACGAATTCGTTTACATCGCCTCTATGTTCCGTCTCGAGTGATAATTCCATCTCGATGTTTCTATAAAATTTAGACCATTGAATACACATGGCCGAGTGTGTTTCCATCATTTTTGAACTGTTATTAAACTTAGAAACAGATGTAAGTATACCTGCAAGAACGTTTAAAAACGCAAAAAAGTATTGGACTGCTATGATTTGTTTTTTCTTTTCGTCTGACATACTTTCATCGTTTGGACTCAAAACCGCAAAACCACCAACACCTGTTATACTTGAAATGATTATACATGGGTACGATAACCAATCGTTTTGTTTTTTATAAAACATGCGTGAGTGATTATGTAACCACCTGTAGCCTGCAGCTTTTTCAGCCCAGCCTATGAGTAGTTTTTCTTGTTTTGGACACCAAGAGTTTATACATACTTTGTGTTTTTCACTCATCCTACTATTTCTTAGAAAATAAATAAGCAAGCTCTCTAGCCTTTGTATCGACATACTCGTTGTTTATGTTTCCGTTATGCGCTTTGACCCATTTAATATCAACGATATCAAATTTACGCATCAATTCAACCATTTGTATCCATTCATCTTTATTCTTTACATCGTCACCCTTTACAGTTTTCCACCCGTTACGTTCCCAGTTTTTTGACCATTCCGTTAAACCCATTTTAACGTAATTACTATCAGTAAAAACACGGACGTATTTATATTTAAGTTCTGAAAACTTTTCTAAAACTTTTATAATTGCCGTCATTTCCATAACGTTATTCGTGGTAATATATTTACCTCCGCTAGCTTCTATTTTAGGATTTGTATTTATAAGATACGCCCAACCACCGGGACCTGGATTACCTAAGCAACTTCCATCTGTGTATGCTTCAATCATTTATAATATACACAGGTTTAAACTTTATACTTCAATTATTTGTTCCCGTTTGTATGGAAAACAGGTATAATAACATTTAACAACAGGTTCAAAAACTGCATACGTAGCACAAATAGTTCCAAAAACTATTAAAAATATATAAACACCTTCCATTACCATAGTATAAACGTTAAATCTTTATATTTCAGAGTTAACATATTTATATTATTACTTAAAATTTTAAGTCATTATAATATAAACATGTTTCATCAAGATTGGGACGAAGTTACTATACACGGTAAAAATGTTGTAAAAGAAAAAGAAAAGGAAAAATACGTAAAGTTCATGGGTCAAGAAATCAAATTACCTAAACGAAGTCAATACTCAGGTAAAACACCCGATCAAAAACTTGACGAAACTGTACTAGGAACCCACAAAAAGGTCGGTAAGGAAACGGGTTTAACCATTCAAAGGGCACGCGTTTCAAAACAATATACACAAAAAGATCTTGCTGGACTTATAAACGTATCAACAGATATCATATCTTCATACGAATCGGGTAAAGCTATCCCTGATCATAAAATCATGCAAAAATTGCGTAGAGTATTAAGTGTTAAACTCTAATCAATGTTATGGACAATACACTTGGTAAAAGGATTCAGCGTCTACGTATCGAAAGAAGTCACACACAGGTTGAACTTGGTCGTAGAATAGGCGAAACTTTAGATACCATAAACAAAATTGAAACGGGAAAACTTGAACCAAACTGGTACATACTCGAAAAAATACAAAAATACTTTAAGGTTAAACTTTAAAATTTGTTCTAAACTTTAAAATCTAAATTTTATTTATTTTTTAAATTTTATTTTTTTACTAAAATCAATACACTAAGAAACGCTTAGTTGGAGAAGGCAAGACCGCCCATACCGGATTGGACGCGGAGAACGTTGTAGTTGACAGCGAACATGTCGAGGGATGGGGTAGCCAAAGACGTACCAGTGAGGTCCTTGAGCTTGATCGCAACTTGCGCGTTGTCGATTCTGGAGAAGTTGCAGGTACCGGTTGGTTGGTGCTCTTCTGGCTTGAGCGCAAAGGAGTACGAGTAGATACCTGGCATTGGGGAACCGGAGTGGTGTTGGTACGCTTGCACTTGGTTAAAGTACTTACCGGATTGTTCCTTGAATCTGTCTTGACCGTTGAGGACCAACTTGAACGTGTCAACTGGACCGACGGATTGAGTAGCACCAGCACCGCTGCCATCTTCCGTAAGTTCTTCAGTACCACCATTGGTACCGACGACGAGAAGTGGGCAACCGGCTTGACCTGGGGCAATTTGACCTTCACCAGACTTTTCCGAGGAGCAATCGACAACAACGTCGGCAGCGGCCGCGTTGGAGCAGAAGTTCCACAAACCAGTGGAATTGGCGGAGCCGCCGTTAACACACCAGACCAATTCCTTGACTGGGTGGTTGTAGGACAATCTGACTTGCTTGGTCGCGTTGGACGTGACCGAATCGGAGCCAGTGTGTTGCACTTGCTCGATCAAGTATTCGTGACCCTTTTGGGCGAATCGTCTACGCTCTTCAGTGTCGAGGTAGATGTAGTTGGCCCACACCTTGAAGACGGACGTGTCCAAGAACGCATCGAATTCCGCAGTCAAGTCAAAGTCGATTCTGACTTCGTGGTATTGCAAGGCAATCAATGGCAAGGCCAATCCTGGGTTTCTGTTGAAGAAAAAGATGAGTGGCAAGAAGACTTGTCTAGAATCCGCAGCGGCAGTCGCAACGGTGGAGGTCATTTTACCCCAGTTAGTCTTGGCCGCATCGGACAAGTACAATTCGGAGTACAATCTCCACCATCTTTGGTAGTGCTTATCGATTCTTTGACCACCGATAGACAATTCAGCGTTCTTGATCGCACGCTCAGCGACCCACGAGGAACCAGTGTGACCACCTGTGTTGATACCAGACGCGGCCTTGAGTTCGACGTACATGTCACCGACCAAATCACCGTTTCTGGCGATAGTCACGGAAACACGACCGGAATCGGCGGCGGTACCGTTGACAGTTTGTTCGATGTTTTCCATCGCGAAGTTAGTGTGGCGTTTGTAAACCGCCTGGAAGAAAGTGACTTTTGGGTT